AAGCCCAATGGAGTCGCCATCAGAAGTGCAATGCGCTGATCTGTTGCTGCCGAGATCAGGGCGACATCGTCATCCATCTTTGATTATCAGGGCCTATGCAGGACGCGCTTATATAGTCAAACAGATTCTGGTCCGCCGCTTTGCTAAGCTTCCGGCCTTGGCACTGTACCGTTGCCATCCCCGACAGCGTGGCCATTGATGTACGTGTGTGCTCCAGTGCCGATCACCCATCGACCTTCCGTGGTTCGAACCACCTGGCCATCGTTTTCCATGGCCTGCAATGCTGTTTCGGTACGGTCGGGAATGTAATCGATCGCCTTAGCAATCAGGACGGCCGTCAATGGCTCGCCAGAAAACGACAATTCGCGCAGGATCATTTGACGTATGGGCCGACGCCCGCGACGCCGAACCGGCGCTTTACCGCTAATATGGGTCGCGCCGCTATCGGGATTGGCTGCACGATCGCATACCAAAGCTTCCTCACCCAGCATCGCCATCGCGGCTTGAAAGCCTTCCTGCCGGGCTTTGATAAGCCTGGCTTCTTGAGCTTTTTGTTCGCTGAGCGCCAGTGCTGCTTGCCGCTCGCCTTCGAGCACATCCAAATACGCGCGAGCTCGTTCGGGCAGTGCTGACATGAAAAGTACCCCAACTCGTTATTGGCTCACACCAACAACTCAGACGATCTTCGCGCCGGATTATTCCTACATGCGGCAGCGTGCCGCAATTTAGGTGAAATCCGTTTGCCCGCGCTCTGTGCCCCCGCTGTGGCTGACTAGAAGCAGGATCGCAATGGACTCGCCGCTGGAGGGAACCGGATTCGAACCATCGGTCCCGCGGTTGTGATGTGGTGATCGGCTCAGTCTCACACATCGTGCTTGGGTATCTACGACGGAGCCGGGGCGAGAGCGCGTTACAGACAGGGCCGGGCACGTCGGTTCTCGACCCCACTGCGGTTTCGCCCGAGAAAATCACTGGCCGGCCTCTACGGAGATCGCCGTCGCCATCTGGTGTTCGCCACTTGCGGCAAGCCGCACCTGATCTCTTCTTCCTGGGCGTAGCCCTGGGTCCACCACACGGCGGCGGTTCTCGCCGCAGCCTTGCCGACATAGGGACAGCCAAGGGCCCCGACGGCGCCCATCGGGAACGCAGTGACGCTTGCGCTTCCGCAGCGAGTTCGCACTGACTCCCCGCTGGAGGGAACCGGATTCGAACCTTCCGTACCTGAGCAACACACACGCGGGGTAGCTTGGGGACGTGTGGATATCAACATCGGCGCAGGAGCCGCCGTGGTTCAGCTCGATTTGTTCTGCTGGGCGAGCCACTCCATGGAGCCCGGGGCCCAATTGCCGGGGGTAGGTGTCGCCTCACCTCGCTCCTTCTCGGCACGGAGCTCCTCGGCCTTCTGCCGATATAATTCATAGAGGCCCCAGCCCTTCATCTGGGGATTGAGCATTTCCAAGGCGCCGCTGCAGGCATCGACCTCGTCGTCGTGCGCCAGATCGGGGAAGCCTTCAAGGACACGGAACAGCTCCTGGTTCCAATCGCCTCGCCGGATTTTCACATTGCCGGCGCGGCACTGCGAACTGAACGGTCCGAACCTGGTGAGCTTGTCGCCGCTCTCCGGCGCCGCCACCGCGGTGAAGCCGCCGAGCACGCGCACCAGATGAAGCGCCTGGCTCTTGCCGGCCTGCCCCGGGTCCTTGCCGAAGCCGATGCGGACGCGGCTGCCGTCGTGCGTCGCGGTATTGAGCAACAGGCGGTCGACATCACCCGGGTTAGCCCGCGCGCGCGCCATGTCCAGCAGCCAATAGCAGCCGTTGCGATCGCGGCCGAGCTTGATGCCGACGGTCCAATCGGGGTTGTTAAACTCGGTTTTCTCGGTGGCGGCGAGATCCCAATAGCGCACCACATCGAGATCCGCCGGGATCTCGTCGACGACGGTGCACCACTCGCGCTTGAAATAGAGCCCGGCGGCCGGCCGGATCTTCCAATTGCCGGCGAGCAGCCGCTCGCGCTCGAGCAGCGGCAATGACAGCAGCCAGGCGAGGTACTCCGGGTTGACCTGCAGCAGAGCCGGGTTGTCGAACACTGTCGCCGGGATGAACGTGACGCTGATCGGTTGCGGCGGCTCGACGCCGGGCGGCAGATCCTCTGACGGCAGCTCGTCGGCCAGGTCTTCGGGATGGTCGGCCCACACGATCCTATCCGCGACGCGAATAAAATAGCGCAGAACGCCGGCCCGCTCAGGGATCGGCAGCCCCGTCTCCAGATCGATCCACCACGCCAGAAACCCGGCAACCCAGCTGTCGGCGTCCGGGTTGCAGGTCGCGCGGATGTAGGGCCGGACGCCACAAGTGGAGCGGTTGCGGCTGACCATGTAGAAGAATTGATGCGCCGTGAAATGCGTCAGTTCGTCGAAACAGATCAGGGTGATCTGAGCGCCCTGCCAGTCGTAGACCGTGGCTTCGAACTGCAAGTGCGAAAACTTGATCTTGCCGCCGCGCAGCCAGCGCCACTCACGCGCTCCAAGGTGCGGCGTGCCCCCTAGTCGCGGATAAAAGTTCCGGCTTTCATCCCACAGTCCACCGGGGTTGGTGATCTGGGGTGTCGTGCGCCGGAAGAAGACCGCAGTGAAGTTCGTCACCCGGCCGACATGGCGCAACGGCTCGAGGATCAGCCCGACCGTTTTCCCGCCACCCGCTGCTCCGCCGTAGATGCAGATGTCGGCGGGGGTGCGGAGAAAATCGGTCTGCGGTCCGGGCTGCCCCGAAATTGTCTGCCGCGCCGGCTCTGCCATTCGACTATCGATCCTGTTTTCTGGCGAAGTGTTTCCGTTGTGCCTCTTGTTGTGCCTCCTGCAGCGCTTGGGTCAGCTCGGCATCTCGGCTGTTGTCGGGCAAGACGAGGACGACCTGCGAAGTTGTCTCGGCAGCGGCGTCCGGAATTGGCTCATCCCGCGCTGAACGCTCGCGCCAATGCGCCCGCGTCTTCAGCCAGAAGATCTGCGCCGTGACATTGCCGCCTTTGGCGGCCGCAAAGAGGTAGCCGGAGACCGTCGCATTGGCCTCGGCGACGCCGCGATCGAGTTCGTCACGCAAGCGCTTGCGCAATGTCTTGGCGGCGCAGCCAACGATCCTGGCGATGTCGTCCTGACGAACGCCGACACCCGCCAAGTGCCGCACCCGCTCGCGCATCGCATCATCAACGACAAATGCCTTTCTAGCCATGGCCGGCTCCCGACGGATCGGGGTTCTGCTGGCTGGCGCGCTCGCCGAACAACTGACCGGAGGCTTGATGTCGCGCTCCGCGCCCGGTGAACCGCTGCCAGCGTCGCACAACGACATCGACATAAGCGGGGCTGAGCTCGACGCCATAGCAAACGCGACCGGTCATTTCGGCGGCGATCAGGCTGGTGCCCGAGCCGAGAAACGGGTCATAGATCGCCTGGCCGGGCCGGCTGTTGTTGGCGATCGGGCGGCGCATGCATTCGACCGGCTTCTGGGTGGCATGGCCCCAGCTTGGCTCGCGTTGTTTGCAGCCGAATGGATTATTGTTCGAAATCTCCCACAGCGTGTTCTGACTGCGACCGCCTTGCCAGTGGCTGGGCTTACCCTCGCGCACCGCGTACCAGCAGACTTCGTGTTTCCGGTGATAATTGCCGCGGCTCAACGTGAAGTGCTGCTTGGCCCAGACGATCTGAGCGCGCAGCTGCAACCCGCAAGCCGCCAGATCGGCGGCAACGACATCACCGCACAGAGCCCCGTGCCAGACATAGGCGACATCGCCGGGGAATAGCGCATACGCCTCCCGCCAGTCGGCACGATCGTCGTTGACCCTGCGCCAGCTTGCCGTTGCTGAGGCCGCGGCACGCTCGCCAGGACGGGTCGTAGCTGACGCCGTATGGCGGATCGGTGACCAGCAGGTGAGGCACCGACCCTTCCAGCACTCGCGCGACATCTGCTGCACTGGTGCTGTCACCGCAGCCAACCCGATGGGCATCAAGCAGCCATACGTCGCCGAGCCGAGTGACCGGTTGAGCCGGGACTTCCGGGAGGCTGTCGGGATCGGTCAGCCCGCTCGATCCCAAGCCGG